CGAACTGTTGAAGCAGTAATCAAATGCCTGTGCAAGGCGAAGCAAACGTCCAAGGCGTACTGCACGTCGACCGCTACCTTACGACGTACAGCGTCAACTTCGTCCAGGATCGCCGGGTTTTCGTCGCGCAACGCGCGGCCTCGGTCATCCCGGTCATGAAACAAACCGACCAGTACGTGACTTATGATCGTGGCTACTTCTGGCGTGACGAGGCGCTGCCGCGTCCGCTCGGCGGTCGGCCGCAGCAAGTCGGTTACAAGGTCAACAATGACAGCTACACCGCGACCGAGTACGCGTTGGAGCATGTCATCGACGACCGCCAGCGAGCCAACGTCGACGACCCGATCAAGCTCGACGAGAACGCCACGGTGCTGCTCACGCAGAAGCACATGATCAAGCAAGACCGGGTGTGGGTCTCCACCTTCTTCAAGACCGGGGTGTGGACCACCGACGTGTCCGGCGTGGATTCGTCGCCAGTCGCCGGCACCTCGGTGTTGCGTTGGAACGACACCAACTCGACGCCGATCGAGGACATCGATTACTACAAGGACGTGATCAACCAATCCACGGGATTCATGCCCAACGTCCTGGTCCTCGGCGCCGGGGTCAAGCGGGTGCTCCGCAGCCACCCTGACATCGCCGACCGCATCAAGTACACGCAAACCGGCATCGCCGACGAAGACGTGCTTTCGAAACTGTTCGAAATCGGCTCGGTCGTCGTCGCTCGCTCGGTCTACAACTCTGCGGCGGAAGGCGCCACCAACAGCTTCAGCTACATCGTCAACCAGAAGTCGGCGTGGCTTGGCTATATCGAACCGAATCCCGGTCTCGACAGCCCGACCGCCATCGCCAACTTCGCTTGGGTCGGTCTGATCCCCGGCGTGGCCAATACGATCGGCGGGGTGATCGAGCGAGGCCGCGACGATCGTGCTCACTCCGATTACTTCCAGGGCCGAATGGCGTGGGCTTTGAAGCTGGTGTCAGCCGATCTCGGCTGTTTCTTCAACAACGTCATCAACTGACGGTGGGCGAGTCATTCATTCGGGCGTAACAAAGCAATAGCAACCGCCCGGATCAGCAAAAGGAGCAGTGACATGGCTTTGGCTATCGGAAGTCACTACGGCATCTCCCGCGAGACCGTGAAGACCATCAACGCTTTGGCTATCCGGGTCCGCAACAACCTCGACAGCACGGTGCCGTACGATTTGTTCGGCGGGCTCTACACCATCAACCGCTGGAACGCCGCCAACTTCGACAAGATGTTCAAGGCGGTGAACACCGCTGACAGCTTGAAGCCGGACAGGCTTTTCGCTGTCGCCGGCTTTGGCTACAGCGCGGGGCACTTTCACAACCTCAACCGCGTGGTGATGGCGGCGCTTGTGGCGCTGGAGGCTCGGGTCACAGCTTTGGGGCATTGACGATGACGGAGAAAGCCCCGCTGCGGAAGCAGTTCTCTCGCGATCATGTCTATGTCGTTTCGCGATCTTTCGTGTTCAGCGGCAGAGGGATGGTCCCCGGCGAGATTTTCGACAAGACCCAGGTCAACACCCGCCGGCTGCGGCTGCTGTACGAGCAGCGATATATTCGGATCGGTGAACTGAGTCAGGCTCCGCAAGAGCCGGCTCCAGCTCCGCGCGAGCGGCGCCGTCTGCGCAACAATGCCCAATCCAGTCATCCCTGATCTGGCAGTCCCGATTCGGACGGCTCTGCTCGGCAACGCCACGATCACGGCAGACCTTGCGACCTACGCCGGCGCTCCCGCGATCTTCACGCGCCGGCCAGCTCCGCCCGACGCCAAGTACCCGATGATCATGGTCTCGCCCAACGTGGCTAAGACCGACCGGGACGGCATCGACGACCTCCGTCCGATCATCACCAGAGATATTGCGGTCTACAATCTCAACGACAATCCGGACCAGTACCGCGTCGTCGAGACCCTCGCGGACATTATTTACTCGATGTTTCATTACGAGCGGAATTCGTTAGGCTCTTTTAGCAACGGGTGGTCGGTCACCACCGTGTACTGCACCGGCCCGATTCCAGCCCCCGCCGACGATGACATGCATGTCGGGCGGGTGGTGACTTTGGTCATCTTCTTGGCCAACAACGCAGGTTTCTAACGAAGGAGCTACTCCATGGTTGCGCAAACTGGCATCTACGCCGTAGCCGGCAGCAAGTTCTACATCGGCTCGACGTTGGCGCAGAAGACGGTCGACTTCGTCTTGTCCGATTTCAACTCCCAGTCTTGGGTGGAGATCAAATGGGCGGAAAACCTCGGCCAGTTCGGCGACGAGGCGGCGTCGATCGCCTTCGCCGCCATCGGCAATCCGCGGGTCACCAAGCTCAAGGGGGTGCGCGACGCCGGCACCATGGCCTTGGTGTTCGGCGTTGACTACAACGACGACGGCCAGACCTTGCTGCGCACCGGACAGACCACAAGCTTCGACTACGCTTTCAAGGTGTTGTTCAATGATATGCCTTCCGGCGGCACTTCGGGGTCGGTTCGTTACTTCATCGGCAAGATCATGATGGCGCGCGAGACGCTCGATGCGGCGAACAACGTCATCAAGCTCAACGCCGGCATCGGCATTAACTCAAACGTCGTCGCTGTCAACGCATTCTGATGCCGATCGACGTACATTTCGATCGCGACGGCCTGTCTCGGCAGCTGCGCAAAGCCGCCTTTCGCGGAGTCGTCGCCGGGACCGAGATGGTCCGCGCCGAGATGATCCGGTTGATCCTGGCGACGGAAAAGAGCGGGCGGGTCTATGCGCGGCGCGGCGTCAAGCATCAGGCTTCGGCGCCTGGGGAAGCTCCCGCCTCCGACACCGGGCGTTTGGTCAGTTCGATCCACACTTCGTACAACGAGGTCAACTTGTCCGGTAAGGTGACGATCGGGACGGCGTATGGATTGATGCTGGAGTACGGCACCGAGAGGATCGAGCCACGCCCGTTTGCTCGTCCTGCTGTCGCCAACACCGCGCAAGCCGTGGCTGAAGTCATCGCCAGGGAGATCGCCCGTGGTTGACGCCGCGCTTTTGCTGGAGTCTTGGATTGCCAAGGCCGGCGCTTGGGACGAGTCCAAGCATCCTCGCGACCCCCGCGGTCGTTTTGGCTCCGGAAGCGGAGGCGCCTCTACCGCTGCTGCTGCTGAGACCGCGCCCCCCACCGAAGCGCAGAAGTCCCGCTACGATCGCTTCGTCGAAAAAGCCAAGGAGAAGTGGAAAGCTGCGCGCCCTGTTCTGGCGCAGATTGGGGCATTTCTTGGGTTGTCCGCTACCAGTTTTCTGCTGCCAATAGCTGTAACAATGGCTATAGATGCGGCTTTCAGAATCCGGTGGAGCAGCAAAGCTGGTCGAGAGCACCAGCAGCGGAGCGAACGGGCGCGCGAGCAAGCGCGGCAGGAGTACGAACAACAGCAACAACAATGGTGGCATGAGCGTCGTTCTGCACGGTTCGACGAGAGTACGGGAGGCTTTAGACGAGCGCAATCAACCACGAGCGAGCCACCGGAGGTTTCCCGTATCAGGACTGATGTGAGTCAACGAGGCGGGCATTCTCCAGAAGCGCAGAAGCAGGGAGTCAAAGCCGCTGCTGTGATGATGCTGTACATTCGTGCAGGCACTCCAGGAGAGAAGGCTGCGGCGGCCGCGGCTTTGAAGCGAATGGGCATCGACGTAGCCATGTACGCCAAGGCCGCCAAGGCTGCGTCGTTGTGGAGCGCTTTGGACCAATGGATCAGCGAGGACGAAGCCGAGCATATCCTGGAGGCTTTGAAGGATACGCTCAGTGGGAAGCAAATGGACTCCATTCTGCGCGGCGACATTCACAAATCCGACCTTGATATTTGGAGCGATCTGCGTAGATCACTTCCCTCGTCGAGTGCGGACGAATTGTTGAAATCCTGGCTCGACGTGGTTAAGATGACCGATGTTCACGGCCGCCATCATGCGGAAGCCGGCACATCGGAAGGTGGGCGTTTCGTCTCGGAAAGCGACGAGACGGATGGTAAAGGCAGACACCTGCGCAATTTGCCTTGGGAGAGTTTGACCACTTCGCAGAAGCTTACCAGAGCTTCGGAAATCTTCCGTCATCAGACCGACATAGCGGAGAAGTCTACTGATTCAGGCGCTCGCGACAGAGCGAAGAGTAGATTGACTACGTGGAAGGGATTGGAGGGAAACACACCCGCGTGGTTGGCAAGCATTGGGGGGTTGCATACTGCTTGGTTGAAGACCAAGCAGGGGCAACAACAGCAACAAACTTCAGGACAGCCCGGACGAGGCGCTGGCGACAACTTGACTGCTGTGCAGCAAGCGGAACAGCTGCGGCAAGAAAAAGCTGTGCTTGATCGGCAATTCCGCGAGGTTTTCGGCTCCGTAGAGAATGTCACTCCGGAGGAACGCCGATTCGCGGCTCAGGAGCTTAGTCGTTACCGCAAGGAGCAGGCTTCGGATGTGTTCCGTGGGGAATTGGAGGAGCGCACTGAAGCGCCCGATGATTCCTTGAAAGGACGAGCTGTCGGCCTTGTTGGTCGTATCGCGCGTTC